AGCCGCTTCTGTGATGCTACAGCCATTTGCTACGAGCGCATCAACTAACGCTCTCTGTTTGGCTGTCGGTTGCCTCGTTGCTATATCAGTCATCTATCCATACCTATTCAAGAACCCCCCCTTGTCTTCCCCCCCTATATCTCACTCACGGAATCGCTCTGTCAACGCCCACACGCCACGCTAACCGGGGCGGGGGCTATAACATGCTCTTACCCTGTGCGTGTTTAGCTAGTGTCAATCAAGTTAGCGATGCAGTCACCACCCCCGCTAAACCCTCAAGCTACCTAGCCCGATACGCCATGCAAGGGTACCCCTTCGGTTCGCAAGCTCACCCTTGCATAACGTCTCTTATGGCTAGGTAGATCGGGTTTTTAACGCGGGGGAATGGCTCCCGCATAGCAAAAGGAAACTTGATATGACACAGAAGCTAAACAAATACGCACAGGGTATCGCATGTGATATCCCCCTTTCACACAACAACTCTCCATATCTCTACAGAACGATAATTCGCAAAGATGTAGAGCAAATGGAATGGATGCTTGGCATGAAAGAAAAAGACGTCGCTCAAATGACAGACGATTTGGTAACTATCAAAGGCGCTAACATCAGCGACCAACAGTTTGCATCACTTGGCAAGTCAGTCCAGCTTATGACAGCTAAGTACGGTAGCGTGATTGGTTCCCCACATTACGATGAAGACCTTGTACTCGACATTGAAGAACGTTCCTTCGAGACTGAATGTGACATAACTTTCATCACCAACCGTATAGCTTCAGCTAAAGAAGCATTCCTTCAACTAACAGGTGATGTCTTCACAGCTAGACCATCTAACAAACGGTCAACCCAATCAACAGACCAGCGCCGGAAGTTACTGGAACAACGCAAAGCAAAGATGGTGGCGTAAGCCATCATCTCGAGAGTGGAGCCTAGCTGAAAAGCCAGGCTGCACTCTCTTCTTTCTTAACAGCAGATTCCTCCCCCGAGAAGCCGCGATTGGATACACCTTGTCCATCGCGGCTTTTTGTTTGCTTGTAGCTGTCGTCTGCCATGCCCCGACTAGATGTATTTCGCGGTGGCTTTGGTCATAGCTGTAGAAAAAAAGATGCACAAATGCAGTATCAATCGTTTCTTTAGATACAAATATGTGCAATAATGCAGTATGTACTTAATCAAATGGAGAATGAAATGGACGGATTAATTAAAGCAGATAGCGTGATTGTAGATGACTGGGACTTTCCAGTTGAAACTGTTGATTTAACAGCCAGCAAACTTGGTGATTGCAATCTATATGATGTGCCACCATCAATGGCGCGTGGCATCATGCGTACTGATACCAATCAGATGCTCGGTGTGCATGGCTCTAAGTATAAAGCTATCAAACACGACACCGTTGTAAACTCTGTGTTTGACGCGCTATCGTCTGCCAACATATCAAAAGACTTCACCCACAATATAGAAGTCTTTGATAATGGCGCGAAGATGCGCGGCACTATCAACTTTCCTGACCTTGTTATTGAACCAGAACTGAATGACCATATCAGCTTTCAAGTTGTGTTTTATAACAGCTATGATGGAAGCTGGTCGTTTGCACAGCAAGCACAAGGCTTGCGTTTATGGTGCCTCAATGGATGCACAACACCTGACACTGTAGCTAAGACAGTCGCTAAACATACCACGAATGTGAATGTTGAAGCGTCTGCCGCAAAGATACAGCTGGGTCTGGATGCTTTCTTTAATTCAAAAGATAAATATCAGCAGTGGATGGGCATGCCTGTTACATCACCTGTAGCTGAGGGCTTCTTCAAGACAACCATATGCGATGTGAAGAACAACACAAGCGAACAGAAATATAACTTCAAACGGCTGGATGCATTGATGGCTGGCTGGAAACACAACTCTGCTCATGTCGGGCAGAACAAGTGGGCGCTGTATAATACCATGACTGAATGGGCAACGCACACTGATGAATCTCGCTCGCCTGCCAACACTCGCAGGCTGAGAGAGAACCAGATTGCATCTGCAATCAAGCAATTAACATTCGTTTAATTAAACAGGATAGGAACTGAAACAAATGTTACCCAATCATTTATTACAACAGCAGGCCATGTTCAATGGTCTGCAATCACCAGCTAAAGTAAGCCGTGTTGACCTTGCTGAAGTTGGCCTCTCATTCGGCAATACATTATGGCCCAATGAATTCATGAAGGTTGCAGCTGAAATCTTTGGCGAAGGCTCTTATGAATACAACCATGTCATCATGCATGCCATGCGCAGGTTCGAACAGTTATCAGATAAAGAATATGAGGAGGTTCAAGATGGACGAACTACAAATCAGTGCGCCTAGCATTACGCCTGCAAACTCTTACGGCAGAGCAATCAATACGATTGAAAGGCTTTGCATCAAAGAGATTGTCTACCTTGAGAACCTTGCTGAATACCATGAAGAACAGTTTGCTAATGAAGACTTTTCTCACACCGAAAAAGCAAAACAGCTTCGAGCAATGGCTCGAGATGTTAGACAAGCCATGGAAACTATAAACCGTGGCGTCTAAATAATATCAGTGTCGTCTAGGTTCTTGATAATCTGGACGACACGACCTAACAACTTCATATCTTTTTTATTTAAAATATTATTTGTATCACAACTCATAAACAAAGACTGTTTATCTGTAGCTTTTGTGATCACAATCTCATCATCATGTGTGAATGCAACAACATCATTTGCCTTAAATGTTTTGTCATCACGCACAACAATAATATCCCTTGCCATCATATCGCACGACAAAAAATCTTTATCTAATTTGTAAGCCTTAACTGAACCTGTCACCCCGAACACTGATATAACTCCTAAACGATTCATTTTTGTATCGTACACAGTGACAGAATTTACATTAGCTTTTGTAATTTCATTGCGCGATAACGAGGGATGTGACCCTGCTACATAAGCTAATTTTGCTACAGTTGCAGATGAGGGAGTAAATTTACTGCCCTTCAAAAATCTTGTAATATTAGATGGAGAAGTACCAGCTAACACCGCCCATTTATTAGCGGTCCAGCCTTTCTCCTCCATGACAGTACGCATCCATACACGGATAGCGCGTTGTTCAAAAGTTTCCATTTTAACTTCCATGTTTTGTTTTTTACTTGGTGGTTTGTGGACAACACCAAATTTGGCGGGGCACAAGGCCAATCCGCGTCCCCTGCAATACTGGTTGCGTTATAATGCATTACATCTCCCCTTGTGAATGGCATATTAATGCAAAAGGTCGCGCCATTCTAACTTGTATATACTGCAATTATGCATTATGTTCAAGTCATGAAAACTTATTTATCACAACTTAATGAGGCCAGTGCTGATACAGGGCTGTCTTTATTATCTTTTTTTAAAGATGCAGGCGTGCCTACATCTACATATTACAGGGCATTATCAGGAAAAGATTTGCGTTACTCAACTGCAATAAAGGTTGAACATGCAATCCTATCTTACACATTATCGACAACCCAAAGCCAACACGAATAGCTGGAAAGAGATTGTCGACCAGCTAATACATCTGCGAAAATCTAAAAGTTATAGTCAAGAAGTATTAGCACATCGCATCGGATGCACATCGTCTTTGATCCACAAGTGGGAGCAACATAAGCGAGTGCCATCTGGTTTCATGTTCTCTTGTTGGTTGGATGCTCTTGGCGCGCAGATTAAAATATCCGAAAAAATATAGAAAGCAACGCAAGCCTGACAAGAAGGGTCAGCCTGCGAAATGCATGAACTGTAAAACAATAACCCACTGGTATCTTATAACGGCGGCTGGTGGATTGTGGTGTATAGATTGTATGGAGCATTACGGATGGGAACATCTCAGCGCAGTAAGGGAAGCTATCATGAAAGATGGTGGTGCGAATGGTTCAAAGGCAAAGGCGTCGAAGCCAAAAGGCAACCGCTATCTGGCGCGTTGGGAGGTGAGTGGGCAAGTGACATTGCCATCGATACCCGACACGGACGATTGGTAGCTGAAAGTAAGTATCAAGCTACAGGCCGTGGGTTTAGTTTCCTTACCACAACACACAAAAAACAACCCGCAGATTTTTATCTGTTAAAGCAGAAGCATGGGCCTGCATTTATTTGCATTGAAATAAATAACCCAGTCGTTGAGAAGATAATGAAATGGCTGGGAAAGTGAGCGTAGGAAAAACGGAGAAAAACCTACGCTCACTTCGTTAGAGCAGGGCAACAGGAGAGAAATTGCTCTGATTAGGATAGTGCATTAATGCATTACTTTTGTCAACTCCTGTGATAACATCAAAGAGCAACAGGAGTTTTAATTAATGTTTCATCACATATCGTGGGCTATGAAAGCCGACACACCAGATGCTTTGTCACGTTGGCTGTTAGTTATTCTAGCTGACCATGCAAACGACACGCATATCTGTTGGCCTAGCATTGCAACATTAGCGCGCCGCACTGGTATGCATACCGCTACGGTATGCCGTAAGCTAAAGCTATTAGAAGAAGCTCATCTAATTAAACGACTGCGTGGGTCTGAGGGCAGGTCTACGAGATACCAACTGGTTATCGCAGAGTGCGACAACCTTATCGCAGAGCGCGACACTAAACTACCAGTAAACAATTTAAACAAGAAGAAGGAAGTTCCATTCGATTGGAAACCTTCTGATAAATTGTGTGCTTCGATAGATGAAGTATCATTCTCTGCTCAACAGGAGACAGTAAGCCATGACATTGAAACCGTTAAGTTCGTTAATCACCACATCTCAAATGGATCCAAGTTCGCAAACTTCGAAGCCGCATATAGAAAGTGGTGCGCTAACGCTATCACCTTCAGTGCAAAAAGCAGCACTCGAAAAAATGCAGGACGAAACCATCAGTCCTCTAGCGCGAACGACCATGATAGAAGATGGAGTGAGTTCATTGGTTCAGTTAGAAGGTAGATATAATAAAGACTTTGAGCTTGTATCTTATAGCATCAAAGGCGACCCACCTTTAGAGAATCTAATAAAAGCCTACAAGCTAGTGCAAACAGGCATGATACCATTGCCTGTATCTGAATTAGACCAACGGCTTACAGTCATGTCTATGGTGCTGACAATACCGCAATCCTTTGGTGTAAAACAAATGACAACCAAGCGTGAGATTTTAGCTAATAAGTTGGCTGAATATCCAGCCGACATTGTTATTCGTGCCATTGGATACATCGAGCGCAACATAAAGTTCTGGCCCTCGCTCGCTGAGTTTATCAATGATGCTGACATCGCATGGATGACCAAGCCTCGTAAAATAATGTCTGATGAACTGCATAAATGCATTGCAAGACATAAACAAATATAGTAAATTTTGTATAAATGCAGGAGAATTTACATGAAACGTACAGGTTTTATCGGAGGCAGTGACCTCTATTCTATTATGAAAGGCGACTGGCATGAGCTATGGCTGGTCAAGACAGGGCGCAAAGAGTCAGAAGATTTGAGCCACCTGTTTAATGTTAACCTTGGCACATACACTGAGATGTTTAATATAGATTGGTTGGTAGAACAAACAGGGCTATCAATCTTACATCGAGGCTCATCGATAGCTGTAGAGTTACCTCAAAAAATTATTGATGACGTTCCTTATCAAGCCCGTGTAGATGCACTAGCTGAAGATGAAGAAGGCAATCACTTTGTTGTCGAGTGCAAGCACACCAGTAATGCGCGCACGATGACACAAATGTTAGATAGCTACATGCCTCAGATGCATCTGTATATGAGGGTGCATGAGATTAAGAAATGTTATTTGTCTGTTATCTTTGGCAACACATGGGACTTTGTAGTTGTAGATTACAATCATGACTATTGGCAGAAAGTGCATAATGAAGTGTGGTCTTTCTGGTGCATGGTGCGTGATGGCATAGAGCCTGATAACTACAGCGCAAAGAAAATCAATTGGTCTAGCGTGAACATCAATGGGCTTGTTGCCCGTGATGCTAACCAAGACAATGAGTTTGTGAATCTTGCACATGATTTTGTGAACACATCACACACAGCTAAGACGCATGAAAATATCAAAAAAGAATTACGCTCAATGGTGCAAGACAATGAACGCGAAGTGTTCTGCGATTTGCTTACCATCAAACGTGACAAGCGCGGTGCATGCCGCATCTCAATAAACGAAGGGGCGGCGTAAGCCACCCCTCCTAACAGGATAGGAATCTGTTATGTCGAAGACTAATGTAACCAAGCTGGAATCACCAGCACAAAATGATATGCCCGACACTTTTGATAAGGCAATGCTGGCATTTCAAATGCTGTCTGTATCTGCAAAGAAGTCAGGTAACAACCCGCATTTCCGTTCAACCTATGCCACTCTTGAAGCGGTGATG